GGGGAGGGGAAGGACCGTTGAGGTCAAGCTGCATCTTCATGCTGTTACCTCCAAGTCAGGCGTCCCAGTGCCGAAGAACTTCTCATGCATGTCCACTGGAATGGTGAGCAGTTCCTCGAAACTGACTCCGAGCGCTTCGCAGATCATGTCCAGTTCATCGACTTTGAAGGCCGGTTGGCCGGCGAGTCGGCGGGAGAGTTTGCTTACATCCCATCCGAGATTCGCCGCAAGCCATCGAAGGCTTTTCTGTGCGATGAAGAGACGGTATCGAATACCGGCTGCTGTTAGTTTCTGTGTGCTGCTCATGTCTTAAATAATAGTATTTACTATTTTTTCGTCAAACCACGACACGCCGTATCGGATATGCTATATTTGAGATATGTCAAAGAAAGAAGATTACAAGCCGCTCAGCGCCTTTGCTATAGCATTTGCTGCTGAATTCAAGGCATATATGAAAGCACACGGCATCAAGCAGTACCAGCTCGCAGAAGCCCTAGGCAGAACTCAGCCGTATGTCAACGACCGCACCACCGCCAAACGTGCCATAGACACTGATGACATTGACGCACTGGCTTCGCTGACCGGCACCACCGGCCGCTCACTAATGATCGAACTGGCACGGCTCACCAAGGAGCAGTTGCGCCAGCCTGTATCCGAGATGGCTTCTGTGGCCTCCCAGCTTGAAAAGGTCATAGGCAGAAAGATAGAAGTCGAGAAGGCCGCTTATCGGGATGAAAACAAGCGGGTGGAGTCTGGTCACGGTGAAGACCTGGACTGACCTCACCGAGGAAGCCCGACGCATGGGAGTCCTTATAGAGGATAGGGAGTTCGATGATACGCAGTGCGGGGAATACGACCCCGACACCCGCACCGCGTACATCGACCCCGCCATGAGCATCGAGCAGAAGACCTGTACGCTACAGCACGAGCTCATCCACGCCAGACACTTCGACGCCGGGTTGCGCATCATGCACCCCGGCAAGGAGGAATGTTTGACCCGCAAGGAAACCGCATTGGCGTTGATTAACCCTGTGGACTACATGCACGCCGAAGACCTGTACGGGGGAGAACCCTACGCGATGGCGCAGGAACTGGGCATCACCGTCGGCGTCCTGTTGGACTACCGGCGATGGCTGCATGACAATCTTGCCGTACGGGCCGCATGATTATGTACCTTATCCGTGTTTCTTGCAATCAGGGAACACGGTTCGTGGATACAATTAGCTCACCAACCCCAATGGAGAGAAGAGACAAAAAATGAGCGAACCACAACAACCACCAGCGCCACAACGGCCGACGCTGAAACCCGACGAGCCGAAACCTGAAATGACGCAGGAGGAACTGCAACGTCAGTTACTGGAGACGCAGAAACGGTTGGTGGAACTTCAGGAGCAGCAGAATCTTCGTCATGAAGAGGAGCAGGCAGAGAATAAGCGTAAAGAAGAGAAACATCACGACAACAATGTCAAGGCAGCAATCATTGCCATTCTGATCACCATTGCTCTTGTCATTGGCGTGATAGCCTACAGAGACTACAAGAAAACAGAGGATGCCAATAACCGTGCCGGGTATGGTATCTGTCGTTCCCTTGGTGGTGATTCTGACTTCTGCGCCAGCACCAATGATCTCGACTAAGTGAAGTGTGATTGGTCCCGTTCTCCTGTATTGGAGGACGGGACCATTTTGTTGGGCTCACCGATATGGTCAGGCCTTCCATTCGATCTGCTTCAGGTCGAGCTTGTCGCCTATCGTCTCCATGCCGCGCATCAGGTCCTCCACAGGCACGGTGCGGTAATGCTCGCTCATTTCCACGGACGAATGGCCGACGATTCGTTGGATGATGCCGGGATCGACCTTCATGTGGAACAGGAGGCTGACCACGGAATTACGGCATTCATGCCCGTACCGGTTCTCATAGTCGGGTATGCCGGCCCTGCGCATGAGGTCGCGGAACGTGGCCCTATCGTCCAATGCGCTCAGCGGTAGGCCTTCGCGCGTCCTGAATATCAGGTTGTACGGGTTCGGGATGATATTCTCCGTGGCCTCCAGATACCGGTGCACGACGGTGCCCAACTGGGGGATTATCGGCACGACCTTGCCTCTCGCGGACTTCGGCGGCGTCAAAGCGTACCCCTTGCACAGGTGTATCATGTCGTATCCGTCCGGCACCCTCCACCGGTATCGGGGGCAGCTCGAAGGCCGTTTGAAGCCGCACGGGTATCTTCCGTCCCTGCCGGGCTCCCCACACCCATGCTCCTTGTCGAGGCTTTCCAGTTTCCAGTTCACCGTGTAGGTGCCTATCCATATCTCGCCGCTGTCCGGGGTTTCCAACGTCTTGTCCCGCCACAGGTCGAGATCGTCCAATGTGGCTCCCAGTATCTCCCCCTGCCTCATGCCGGTGAGCAGACGCCACCATTGGCGTGCGCCCAGAAACAGGTCGTCGGAGGACGCTTCGAGCATGTCCTGCATCTGCTCCACGGTGAACGCCTTGCGGTCCTGCGTGCCGCTGCGCCTGTCCGCCGACACGGCCACGGGCCCGTTGATGGTGCGCCGGTCCCCGGCCAATCCCGTGTCCCTGCGTTTCGGCCTTGCCGCGCTGGTGACCGGACTGGTGGGTATCAGCCGGTCGGCCACCGCCGCCTTGAATATCTGGTTAAGGATGTTGTAGAAGCCAAGCTGCCGGTCGTATGAGCATGGGGTGCCGTCGAGGTTGCGCATGTTGGCTATCATGCGCTGCACCGCCGAGGCGGTCACTTCGCCCAGCTTCTCGTTCGCGTACTTGCACAGGTGCACGCTTATGAGGCTCGCGTAGTTGTTGATGGACTTGGGTTTCAGGTCGCGTCGTTTCAGCTCGAACCATCGTTCCGCGTACTCGCCGAGCCGGGTGGCGCGGTCTACGCCCATGCCCCATTCGGTTTTCTCCTTGAGGGCTTCGGCTATTTTCCTGTCGCATTCCTTGTAGGTCTTGGCGGACACCCATCGGCCGTCCACCTTGGCCTGCCAGTTCACGTATGTCTTTACCGTGCCGTCCTTGAGTGTTTTCCGCTGCTCGTGGCGGATGGGGTAGACCGCTCCGGTTTTCCTTATCCTAGGCATTCAGCATCCTTCATTCTCCAACATTCTCCAACAAACAATCCGTGGCGAATGGTATTCCAATGGTATACCAATCGTATCAAATCGTTGGAATTCCGCCGTTCTTTCCGTGGGAGCCGTTGATTTCATTATACGTTACTGGATGTGGAAGGTGTGCTGAAACGCCCGCTGATTAGACATTGAGACCCCTTGCGAACGCCAATGTTTGCAAGGGGTCTCATCGTATCTCGGGTAAGATTTCCGGCGTCTAGGAATGTCATTCTCCAACATTCTCCAACAAATCTTCGGGTTGGGCTGCGGAACGGTTTCGGCGTGGCGAAAATCGACGGTGATTGCCGATGGGAAAAAATCCGCGAAGCGCTCTAGTTATATATCTCTATCAATAACTTGTTTATTACCTATATAAGGTTAGTGCTGCTGAAATACCATCAGATAGGCTGTAGCAATAATGCAAAGTATTGCTGCTGAGATATTGCGTGCTATGGTAGTAGACATAAAAGAAAACGCCTCCCGGTGCTGGAACACCGAGAGGCACAAAGGAAAACGATGCAACATTTTCCGCGTCCAGATTACCGCTAGGCGTGGAGGAAAGATGGAGACCTTGGGATACCGTAACGCACAAAAAGTCATGCGCCTATCAGCCGAAGGAAAATTCCTCACCATGTTTCGAGGTAACCCCACGCCCAACATGACGGCATACGCCATGATGCTCACTATGGCCGAGATCACCTATGATTGGCCGCCCACCGAGGAGAACCAACGCAAAGGTCTGCCGAGCCGTGTCTACGAACGCGGGTGGGGGCATCTTGCAGAACAGTTCAGCATGGGAATCCTCAGCCATGAGGCCCTACAGCGCGAAGATAACGGACGACTGATTGCCTCAAGGCGACAGTCGGCGATACAGCGTATAAGCCAGACTGGCATGTTCTTACAGTCACAAGGGCTTATCAAAAAAATACGCAAGGAGGACGTGCGTAGGGAGATTCCCGCAGCATGGCTGCTGCTTATCGGTGACGATGAAGAGAACCGTGAGGTTGAAGCCTATGCGAGGGAATGCCTGGGCCTGAGCTCCTGTTAACGTTGAACATATAGGATATCAGGTCAATACTGGGAAGGAGAAGTCATGACCCTACTGTGGCAGGATGCGCGCCGCAAAGCGCAAGAAACCCTTGACAATTACTGGGACCACTCCTATCCGGTCAAGATCGTGAGCATATGCAAGGCCATGGGTGTCACGCCCTACACCGGTGAGCTTCCCGAAGGTGTCAGCGGCATGATAGTCAAGGAACACAGCAGCGAGCCCCGAGCCTACACGGAACGCACCGAACCACAGACAAGACGCAGGTTCACGCTCGCACACGAACTGGGGCATTTCGTGGAACGAGTCACCATAGCGCAGGACAACGATTTCGCTTTCATGGACAAACGTTCCGACGATTACGACATCCACGAATTCTACGCGGACGAGTTCGCCGGTGCGCTGCTCATGCCCGAACACGATTTCATCCAGAAAGTCAAGAACGATGGGATGATCGCGGCCGCAGCATATTTCGGCGTCTCGCTGGCCGCGGTTCGAAAACGCATGGAACGGTTGCGCAAGCACGGGGCCGACATCTGACATGGCGGATTATGACGACACCGGTTTCGACGCTGTGGAATCGCCGGACGCGGACCTAGACGCGGTATCCGGCATATCCTCCACGGATGCGAGCAAGACCGTGGCTGCGGCGAAAGTGGTTGAGGAAAACGATCCGTTGGATTCGCCTCAAGCCAAGCAATCGAATGATGTCGCTGATGCGGACCAGTTCGTGCGTATGGCGCGATGGCGTCCGTTCATGCACCTGTTCCACGACTGTGCGACCTCGACGCATCTGGATAAGAATAGGGGTGAAAGAATGCGGGTGTTCGCGCGGGAGCATCCATTGTTCCTTAGAGCATGTCTGCTAGGAGACTACGTTTTCGTCGCGGTCTGCGCTCTGATAGTCGCGCTTGCATTGGCGTATGCCTTGGCCCGTGTGGTCGGTGTTCCTTTGCCATGGGCTTGAACTTGGTTTTGAATACGCGAAAACCGCCCCTCCGTCCAGCGTTATGCCGGATGGAGGGGCGGTGTTTATTCGCTGCGGCTACTTGCCGGCCATGCGTACGGGGTTGTATGCGACTCCGAATCCTGCGGCGATGATGCCTGCGGCGGTACTGATGAAACCGCCGATTTCGGGGGAGCCGAAGCTCATGAACCCGAGTCCGATGACCGAGGCGACGAGCGTGACCACGTAGATGACGGTGCGCACCGTGTCATTGAACACGGGAGTGTACGGCGTGGCCGTATGGTCGGGAATATTGGGCGTGCCGGTTTCCGTGATTTCTTCGAGTTGGGTGTCCGGCGTGTTGTCGGTCATGTTTTGCTCCGATCAAAAAATAGTGGTGATGCCGCCATCGGGAGTAATGGCGGCATCGGTTGGTTTTAGCGGCAGGTCACCACGTCACCGGGATAGTAGACGTTGATGTTGCCGGAGGGTACGGTGCATTGGCTGACGCTGTAACCGTGCGCGGTGGCGAACTCCCACACGGTGTCGCCGTACTGGAGGGTCTTGGAAACCCCGTTGGACGGCGCGGCCGTGGTGGAACCGCCGCCGTAGGTTACGACGTCGCCCACGTAGTAGCGGTTGATGTCACCGGAAGGCGTGTGCCATGCGGACAACGGCCATGCGTTGTGGGCTACGGCGAGTCCCCAGATGGTTTCTCCCCATTGCATGACGTGGCTGATGCCACCCGTGTTGGTGTTGGCCGGGGGAGTGCTCGGCTGCACGGGCGCGGGCGTTGCCGGGGCCGGGGCTGTGGAGCCGGTGGGGTTGGCGTACAAATCCCACTGCCATGCCTCGCCACGGAAAATGTTGAGGTCAATCGGACTCCACGTGTTGACCACGCCGGTACCGCTGTACTGGCGCATGGCCTCGCCGTATGCGCCCAGCATCCACGGGGATGCCTGATAGCCGGTCGGGCTCATGTTCGCGTATTGTGCAATCCATAGGCCGTACCGGTTGCGGATGTCCTGCGGGATGGTGCCGGCCACCGGGCCGGTGTACAGCAATGGGCGCACACCACCGGAAAGCCGCTCACATTCGGCCATGAATCGGCGTACCCAATCCCACTTGCCCCATGCGGGGTTGTCGTCCATCTCCCAATCCAACGCCACGATGCCGTGACGCCAATAGTTCGACGTGTTGCGATAGAAGAATTGGGCTTCCGCCTCCGGGTTGCCGCCCATCGCGTAGTGATACAAACCGAATTTCTTGCCGGATGCTTGTGCTTGGGCGATCATGCGGTTGGCGTCCGTGTTGACGCCGGACACCAAGCAGTTGTTGTTGACTTGCCCGGTGCCCCATGTGGCGCCGACCACGATAAAATCGGCCTGCATGTTGTACACGTCCGCGCCGCACTGCCAGTTGCTCATGTCCACGCCCTGCATGTCCGCGTGCGCGGTCGCCGGAAGCAGCATCATGCAGATGGCGGCGACTAGGGCCGTGATCTTGGCGAGCAGACGCTTCCACCACGGCTTGTCCTTGTTTTTAACCAATTTTTCCCTTTTCTCTGAGGTGAATATTGTTTTGTGGCCCACGGTCGTGGGTCAGGATTATCGGGGCCCACTCGGGGCCGTCAATGAGAAAGCCCCACACGGTATGGTGTGGGGCTAGAATCAGTCGATTTTGTAAAGGCGGGGAGTGAAGGTCTTATCGACCTCGCCCGTGGTGTTGACGAATATCTGGAGGCGCAGCGTCCCGGCCTTCAAGGGGCGCGGCCCATAGCCCTTAGGTTCGAACGCGATTGTCTGTCCGCTGCCGTCATCGGGGGTGAGAGTGGACTGGATGCCAATCAACCATGAGCTGCTGTCATACGGCCAGTCCGTGGCGTCCAGCGTGTACGTGCCCGCGTCCACATGGACGGAACATGTCAGGCTATCCCACGAGTCAACCTTTTGTGTGGTGGAGCCTTTGAACCGGTACGTGCCCGGTGTCGGTGCCGTGACCGCAATCCCCGGGTTGGTGCCTAATGTTTTAGGCAGTCCGGTGACACGCGGATACAGGTTCGCTAATTCATAACCCCCCCCCTTAAGGCTTGTGTTGTCGGGTCGCATCCAATCGTGTGCGGTGTCGCCGGATTCGAGCTGGATTCGGAGGTCGCCGTCCTTCGCGGTGGGCGTGGCCTCGCTGGACAGGATTTCGAAGCGCAGGCTGACGGTGCCGGCAGGGATTGCAACGGCATTACCCACGTTAACCTGGGCACCCAGTTGACCACCGTCAGCGTCAAGACATTTGACGCTGACGGTCAGACCGTCGATACTGGTGGGCCTGCGCAATATCACGGTGCCCTGTACCGGGCATGGGAACGTCCACCCCAAGCCCGCCCACTGCCGTGCGGCGGTGCCGGTGACATGCAATGACCCGTCAGTGTTGACGGTGGCGGTCAAACCGTTGCCTTCGGCGGGACCGTAGGCGAGCAGGTTACGGGATTTCACCGTGACTGGAATCCGCTTGCTGATGTTCGGACTGGTTTTCGAGTTGATGGTGACCGTCGTGTTACCGGGTTTCACGCCGGTTACGGAAATACCCATGAGGGGCCTCCTTGAAATAATGGAAGCCCCTATTCATGAGGCTTCCGGTTTATGCGTATGGCTTGTACGCGTGTGCTTCGCTGCCGGTTTCCAGCATTGGATACAACGTCGCGTCAACGGGCCCGCCGTTGTTCACTCCGACCTTGCACTGATAGGTGCTGTTTTCCGATACCGTGAACGTGACAGCCAAATTGTGAACTTGATTGTCCAGCACCTTGTATTCGGTCTTGCCGCCTGTGACAACGGCTACGAATAGGATGATTCCGTCGGGGAGGTTCGCGGCGGATAACGTGTATTGTCCCGCTGGCAACGGCGTATTATCCGTACTACCCTGATCGGCACGCCCGATTGACGAGGTGCTGGTGCCTTTCACGTGGATGCCACCGTCGGCGGCGACCGTAAACGTCACGCCATTCTGCGTACCGTTTGGTATCTTCAGCCACATGTTCTTGATCGGGGGTAACACGCGTACTGGAATGGTTTTCGAGACAGTGCCGGCTTGGATGGTTAGGCTGGTGTCACCCGGGGTCAGGCCGGATACGGCCACCCCCCCCCTAAAAGATTCGTTCATGATGGTTACTCCTTACTGTTGATGGTTGCGATGGTCTTGTCGAGGATGTTCGCGGCGAATTCCTGCGGCGCGTAATCCGGCAGGATGTTGACGTTCAGGCTGGCTGTCTCGCCCACCCTCAATGTCAACGATTCCGGGGTGACGGTGATGCCGGTCGGTTTCGCGTCGCCAACCACGGCGATATCCGGGCTGGCGGCGCTGGCCGTGAACTCCTGCGATGCCGCATCGGGCAGGATCGTCACCTTGAGGTTCTTGCTCTCGCCGACGCGCAGGGTGATGTTGTCGATGGGTTTGCCGGAATCGTCCGTGACCTTGATGGACTCGGGCGCGTAGGCCGCGCTGATGGACACGGCGGCGGAAGTGAAACCGTTGACCGTGTCCGTCACCAATATGGTTCCGCCATGCCGCCACGTGAGCGTGTTGCCCGAAACCGTGGCGGTGGAAGTGTCCCTGCTCGCGAACGTCACGTCATTGGTGGTGAGCAGATCGCCAACATGACCGTCCGCATACGTGGCCTTCGCCCCCAGTTTCAAAGTGCCGGACACGGCCAGCGACTTGGGCAACGGCTTGCCCTTATCATCCGTGATATTGACGGAGACGACCGTGTCCTTGTCGAGGGGCCATACGAGCTTGCCATTGAACATGGCGTTGTACGTGTGGCCTCCCATCAACGGTTTGCCGACACGTTTGCCGGCGTAAAAGGCTGGCATGGTCAGGCCTCCTTCACGGTAACCTTCTTGGCCTTGGCTTTCACGGCCTTGGCTGCGGGCTCCTCCGACACGGTTCCGGCTGGCGTTTCCCCGGTGGAGTCCTTGCCGGTTTCCTCCGTGGTGCCTTCAGGGGCGCCGGCGGAAGGCAGTTCGGCGGAAGCGCTCTCGGCCTTGTCCTTGACCGCCTGCACCGTCGAATCGATGGCGGCGATGGCCGTCTCGCCCTTCGCCGCGACCATGGAAGCGGTGTCGGCCACGGTCTGCGAATCGTTGGCGACGGAAGCCGCCGCCATACTGGCGTTCGACGCGAGACTGCTCAGGTCGGACTGGGTGGCGGTCGCGGAATCCGCGGAGGACCGGGCGCTCAGCATGGCGCTCTTTGCCAGCATGGCGTTCGTTTGAGCTTCGGCCGTGATGGACTCCAGCGTGCTCAAGGCCGCAGCGGCCTTCGCGGTCGTGGCGGTTTCGTCGAAGAGCACCAGCTCGTCCGGGTATTGTGCGGAAAGTGTCTCCGCCTCCGACTGGGTGGACGCCCTGCGAACCTTCAGCAGTTGGGAGCCGGCCATATCCTTCGGGACGAACGTGCCGGCGTCCACTTCCACGAGGTCCGCGTATTCGACCTTGGTCTTGGAGTCCGGCACTTCGACGTAGCGCGTGTACGCCTGCGGCGTGTCCGCCAACTCGATGACCTGCCACACAAACGCGCTAGTCGTGGGCAGCAGGTCAACCGTCAGCTCGCCGCTTTCGGACAGGTCCGCGTCGAACGAGGCCGCGATGACAAGATTCTTGTCCGCGTCGAAATGACGACGCACCGGGTGGAACCGCAGCGTACCGGTCACAGGGTCCAAGCCGCCCGTCTTCGGCTTCCTAATGGAAATATGGATTTGGGTCATTACTGTTCCTCCTTATTGGATTCGATTGTTTCGGGGGCCACGTCCGGGCGAAGCTCGTCCGGCAGCGATGGCTTGGGATGACGTTTCAAAAACTCGGGTTCCGTCGCTTCGCAGAACGATTGCAGCCAATGGAACAGGCCACGCACATAGGCCACGATCTTGAAATACTTGCGTTGCACCTCCTCCAAATGCTGGATTTGGGTCTCCTGAAAAGCGACCTGCTCACGCAACGGGTCGATGATGCTTTCCGTGAGAATCTTCACGGCCTTGTCGGCCGCGTCGGCGGTGATGCCGTCGATATCGGCCTCGGTTTTCCTGCTGTTCGACCACGCGCCGACCAGTCCGCCGATGCCGCCACCGCCGAGGAGCGCGAGAATCAACGCGCTCCAAAACTCGGCGCTTGAAAACAGGTCATGAAAAGGGGACATTCAGTGTCCTTTCGAATATGGGAAAGCCCCACACGATATGGTGTGAGGCTAAGTCAACTGACTATCGTCAGGCGTTACGTATTATGCTTACAACAAACGGCAAGGCGGGACACGTCCACTTCACGCCATACGCAACCGCGCATAACGCGAAACACCTTCAACCCCTAACGATGCGTCACGCCAACGCAGACTATTACCAGACGAATCATTGCCGACAATGGAAACCGTGCCCCAATGAAACGTCGTGAGCTTCACCGTGTACGAGCCGTAAGGCAACCGCACAGAACCGGAAGCAACCCACCTCAACGTGCCGCCGTTCTTCTGCGGCGACGTGGAACACCAATACGCTTTACGCTCACCGTTCGCGTCCAAGAAGTCGAACGCCATACCGTATTCGCCGGTACCGCTGATCGCGGCCGCAACCTCGCACAGGATAAGCCCCCCGCAAGTAACAGTCGCAGTCTTCTCAAGATAACCACTCTCAGGCTCAGTCACAGGGGTACCACTCCACGTGCTCGACCACTCAAACAAGGGGGAGCATCCGCACCCCGGACGCGCAAGGATGCCGGTGACGATGGCGACTTTCGCGTAGGTTTCCACCACGCACCTGTCACCGGCTCGGGCTTCCACACAATCCGTGGTCATCTGCAATCCCATGAGCGTGCCGCCGCTCATATCCACGTCAGCGGTCCAATACCCTCCTGTGTCGTACACCGTGTTGATGGTGCCGATGCGCGTGATGGTGGCTTCCGCCCCCACTTGGGAGGGCATGATTTCGGCCAGACGATTGCCGGCCCTTATCAGGTTCGACTGCATTTATGCCTTCACTGTTGTTGGTTCGCTTGGACGCTGGAAGGTACGGGCCTCGCATTCGATGGGAATACCGGCCTCCAAAGTGATATTCTGCGCGCGTATCGCAAACCTGCCGGAAACCGAGCCGGTCGGATACTCCAAGTCCACCACGTCGGTCAGATTCAAAGGAGCGTACACGTGCGTGAACGTGACCCTGTGAATCACGGATTGTTCGGTGCGTAGCAGTTCCAACGCCTTGTCCGAGGCGAGTTTCCTGCCTTGCTCGTCGGTAGTCACCTCGTCGGGGATGCTGGAATACTCGTAGGCGTGAGCCACCCTGCGGCCACGGCTGACAGTGCTGAACTCCGAAGCCGGGTCATCGTCAATCGCGGTCGAAACGTATTCCTTGTCCGTGTTGTAGTAGGTGACCTTCACCACGTTCGCCACCTCACGCAGGTCGCGTTCGTCGGTCATGGTGGTGAGGAACGTGGCGTTCGCACCCTCCTGAAACGTCCATTTCGGCTGGCGTTTGCCCGGCTCCACATACTTCTCCAATATGACGCGCCCGTACTCGTCGGTTCTCGCACTGGAGTATCCGGCCAAATCCAAGAGATCGTTCACCGCGTCAAGCTTGGTGCTGCCCTTGTCCTTGTCCTTATCGGACCTCAAACCGAACGTCCAATTATCCTTCAGCGTGTAATTGCCGGGATTGTAGGCCGCGACCTGAAGCCCGCATCCCTTGAGGATGTCGGCGGCGGCGGTCACGGCCTTCTTGCCCTTGCCTATCGTTATCGGCGACTCGAACATGTCGTCATCGACTTCTTGCAGCAGCCCGTACAAATCCAGTTGGCTGGAAGATTCCTTGCCGTTCACGCTGCGCTTGGGGATGTTGGGAAGGAACGTGCCCAACGGCACACTTGCCGTGGAACCGTCATGCCACGTGCAGTCGGCCCATATCCGTAGCCGGTCGGTGCCCAGGTCGGTCGCCCCCTCCACGGTCAGGGAACCGGATTCGCAGATATTGGTGTCCTGGTTGCGTTCGATGCTGCCCCCGGATATCACCCAATCCAACCGTCCGGTCTCCAAACCCGTGTTCCTGTTGACTCGCATCACACGGTAGGCGACCTTGAAAGGCTTGCTCCAATCACTCATAGGACGGGCTCCTCCCATGTCAATTGGGTTAGGTCGGCGGAATAGCTGATGTTCTTCTTGTCCGCGATGTCAACGCTCACGGACTGTTCCGCCTTCACGTAGACACGCAGGCCGGAAGGCTCCCGATACCATGCGTAAGGGTATCCGTCAGCCAACGAGAGTATCCGCAGCCACAACGCTTGGTCCCACTCCCATACGCCGGTGACGCTCACCGTGGAATCCAACTGGTCCAATTCGTAGCTGGAAGGCAGAGCATTCGCCCCGTCGCCCCGCGCGAAATGAAACTCGCTGGTCGAATGGGAACGCTTATGAGACACCGTGTTGTTATAGCCGAGCAATAACGTCTGACCCGCATCCGTGCCGAAGTTCAACACTCCGAACCCGGATTCGATGCGCGCGTCCACCATGCGTGCGATGGTCGTGCCCATAGCCGAATACGCGACCACCCTGTAATGGAAGTCGGTGTTCAACGGGGGAATGGGGTCCACGGCCAACTGCTGGTCCACCAGGTTCGAGGCGATAAGCACCTCCGAACCGTCAGGCATGACACGGATGACGGATGCGCTGACCGTCTCCGACTGGCCTTCCTCCGACACGCCGAACGACACGATGACCAACGCCGCGTAATCATTGTTCGACTCTATCGCGGCCATCGGCTCGGCCGGGTCCGGCCAGTCCACGTCCCTCACGACGCTCGTGCTGGATTCCAAGCCGGAACCGCCGCGCACCACGAGCGTGATGGTCAACGTCGAATTGTTGTTCGGCAGATACTGGCTTGCGCCGATGCTCAGGCTTCGCGTGGAACCGTCCATCGTCTTCCGGTATTTCTCCACGCCGTCCGACTGGATGATGAGCGTCTGCGAGCTGACGCCCGTATCGTCCGCCACGGTCCACGCCACGGTGAACGGTGTCGCCGTAATGGTGCCGGAAGGCTTGTTGATGCTGATGTTCGGATATTTCGCGACCGTGAAGGTCACGTAGTTCGACCATGCGCCCCAGTCGGCGTGGATGCCCTTGGTGCGCACGCGAATCCTATACGAGCCGCAGCTTTTGGGCGTGCGCTGATAACTGGTGTTCGTGGTCTGCTCTTCGATGACCGTAACGTCCGAGGGGTCGGTGACCTCCACCTGCGCGGCGGATTGGGCGGAACTGTCAGGATGATTCGGTTTCCAAGCGACCGTCATCGGCTGATTGACAACATACGCGCCGTTCTGCGTCGGGTTCAGAATCGTCGGCGCGGAAGGGGCCACGGCCGTCTGGATAGTGTTGCTGTACGTCCAGTCGGAGAAGAGCGTGGTCTTGGAGTTGTCATCGCCGTAGACAGGTCTTCCCACTAACGCCGCGTACTGGACTTGGCCCGCAGGAGCTGCGGTGTCGGTCCACGTGACGTTCTGGATTCCGTTTATGTCGGGAAGCCAGCCTTCGGCCGTCGCACCGGGGGTGCCTCCGGTTATGTCGGCCCATTCGCCGCCGTTCACCCTGCGCCGCAGTCTGATGCCATACACATACGATTTCGACGCATCCACGGTCACGCGCACGGACTGTTCGGACAGTCTCACCGCGTTCACCGCCACGGGGGCGGCCGGCGTCGTGTAGATGTAGCCCGAGTACACATGGTCGGACACTCCGCCAGGGTTCTGGGCCGCGACACGGAACTGGTATCGGGCGTTCGCCTTCAACCCCGTGTACGAATAGTTCAAGGCGTCCCAGTTCAACGCCTTGACCAGACCCCACGCGCCTTGTGTGCCGCCGTTCAAGCCGACGCACTGGTCTGCGTAGATCTGCTTCCAATATTTTCGCGCCGCATTATCATAGTTCGACTGCCATGCGGCCTTCACGCTTGAATCATTGACCCGCGTCCATGATACGTTCTTCGGCGGGTTCGGTTTCGCATACGTGATGCCGGGAACCGTGAGGTTCACATGCGCTTCCGACCGTCCCGGCAAACCATATGGGATGTTCAGGAACGCGCGGCAGGAGAACGTCTGCGCGGACTCCTGCTTCGTGACGGTCACTTGCTGGGTGTGTAAATCCACGTCGCCGTTGAAGGACCGGTAGCCGAAGTTCACCGTGTTCGTGCTCGTGCTCACGCCATTGACCCAAGCGCCACCGGACACGGCATCGGACGCCACCCAGCGCGACGGGTCGGTGCGACGGTAGATGATGTGCACGCCTATGACGGCCTGTGTCGCGTTCTGCGAGACGATATCGGCTCGTACGCAGCAACGCCAGCCGCCGCCGATGATATTGCCGGCACCTTCAACCATGACAAACCTTTCTTGACGATGTTAGGAAACAGGAGGAAACCGTTGCAAGCTGAAACAAACTGGCTTGCAACGGTTCTCTGACGGTCAGCGCGGACGCATGTTGCGTTTCCGGGTGGCGGAAGCGACAAGGGTTTCCACCGCGTCGGCTATCCTCCGGTCGGAGGACTCCACGCCGTTGATAGTCACCGTGTTGTTCGTCGTGTTCCCCGTATTCGCGGGAAGTTCGACCTTTATCACCGGGTTGACTTCGACATTCCACGAGCCGTTCGCCGTGGATACGCGGCCACCGGTCGCATACGCCTGAGACTTCCTGCGAGCGTTCAACGCGAACGCGGACGGTTGCATGGCTTTCTCCACACTGCCGACCGCGTTCAACGTGTTCAGGAAACTCCTGCCATACAAGGCGTCAATCTTCTTGACGGCTGCGGCACGAAGCACCATCTCACCATTGGACAGCATCGCCGGAATCGAATCGGAAGTGGAAGTACCGGGACCATAGATACGACCACCGGTAGCATGACCGCCACCCCCGGATATCGTGTCGATGAAAGCCGTCCATGTGCGACCAGCGATTGACCGCAGAGTGGATAGCAGGTTCGACGCGACATCCAAAGCGTTGCCCATCGCATTCAACGTCGTGGAATGATAGGTGGGCACCTTGCCGATCATGCTTCGTGCCGTTCCGGCAAACGATGGCGTATTGCCGAGACCCGTAAACATGGACAACCACTGCTGAGGAATATTCCGAACCGCATTATTGGCGATGTTGGAAAACAGCGTCGTATTGCCGGAACCAGTCAATATAGACTGCCACTGCTGAGGAATGCTCTCAACGGCGTTCTTCGCGATACCGGATGGGCCACTGGTGCCATCAAGTCCGAACAGCCACGACCACCATTCATGGGGAACACTGAACACGTTCGCCTTAGCGGACTCGGTGCCCTCGCTGGTGTTATCGACGGCGCTGACGAGAATATTATTCTCAGCGAGCTTTTCACCATCGGACTCCCTATAGGAGGCGAGTTTCACCTGAGCGTCATCATCGTCGGCGTCGATGTTGAAGCTGACGCCCTTGGCGGCGGGAACCTTATTCTTCTCCACGTCCTTTATCTTGCCGGAAGCGTGGTCGATACAGTCGAGAATCCACTGTATCTGCTCGTCGGTCAGGTTCAGATAGCCGAGCTCGTCCCTGACCTTCTGCATGCGCTCCTCAGCGTTGCCCTCACCTGAGAACAGCCACTTGTAGGCTTTCTTGGACATGCCGAGAGCAAGAAGATTCTCCTTGACCTCGCCTGTCTCCCAGCGAGCATTGCCCTCCGCGTTCAACAGCAATGTGAGGTCCCTCTCGGACAAGTCGCCTTTCATCAGCTGCTCAACAAGACTGAGAACACCGTCCAACGTGGTGACCACTCCAGCTTCACGTAGCCGGATAACGATCTCTTTCTCACCATCGGTCAGACCGGATATGCCCTGCACGAGCTTATCCACCGCATCTTGGGCGATTTCCGAATGAGCGGTGATCGTGGTACCCACATCAGAGGGAATCAGACCAAGCGAATCAGCGTACCTTTCAGCAGCTTCCTCACTCATGCCAGCGGCCTGAGCCTGCTGCACGATGGCCTCACGCGCCTCATAAATGGAGTTTGCGGCCTTCTGCGTGTACTCCTCCACCTGACCGTTCTTCTCACCATAGGAGAGAAGCTGATGGGCGGACAGCAACGCGGTAGCGGCCACATCCTTCATCGCCTTGTCGGTGCGCACATAGGCGGCGTTGTTGGCGTCAGCCAGTTCGCCGTTTTCCTTGAACGCCTGACCGTTCGCCTTGACCGTCGTGGCGAGCGAGCTGAGCTTGTCGGACAGCGCGGAGGAGGAATCGGAGATCTGTTCGAGGGAACGCAGATATTTCATCTGCTCCTTGACGGATTTCTCCAAGCCTTCCTTGTGCTGCTTCTTCAACGCCTGCAACAGCGTGTCGGCGGCGATGGCGGCATCGGTCTGCTTCTCGACCATCATGCCGTACTGGTCGCTGGCCTTGTATGTCTCCTTGCTTTGCGCCTCCAACTGTTTGACGAGCTTCTTGTAGCCGGCCTCGTTGCCGCTGACCGCATCGGTCAGCGTACTGGTATTGATGCCCAGACGTTTGGCCGCGTCGGCTGCGGACGTGTAGCCGCCGCTGACCTTGACGAGCCATTCAGTGACCGCGCCGCCACCGTCCTTGCCGAACAGGAGCGACGGGTCATCCCACTGTTTCGTGGTCTCCGACTTGAAATCGTTGAACGCGTCCGCCGCCTCCTTGGCGTTGGACTTGATGCCCTTCATGCCGTCGATGACCTTGTCCATCGCCTGCTTGGATGCTTCCGCCTTCGTCGTGTAGTCGGATATCGCATTGCCGATGACGGCGATGCCCGCGCTGATTCCCAGACCGGCAACCGTCGTCCAGCCGCCGAACGCATCCCACAGGTTCTTCACGCCGGTCTTCAACGAACCGAACCTGCCGGACTGCTGTTCGGCCTGCTCCCCGGCCGAACGGATGGAGGCGATGGCCTGACCGTTCGCACCGACCAAGCCGCCCATGTCCTTGGAAGTCTCCTTGGCAGCGTTCCCCGGAAGGAGCAGCTTCTTCGAGTTAGCTTCCGCCGCCATGCCGAGGGAATTGACCTCGCTGATGGCACCGGACAGAATACCCGCATAATTGCCGGAACGCAACTGGTTCATCGCCTTAATCAGGGTGCCCATTTTCACGGACGCCTGTTCGGCGCTCAAACCCAGTTCGCTGAGCATCTTCTGGTATCGCATCGTGGACTGGATGTTCTGCAACATGCCGGTCTTCAACGACTCGAACGCCGTCTTGCCCGCACGACCGAACGTGGCCCACAATGTGATGATGCTTTTCACCGGCCCCGGCAACGAGTCGAACGCTTGGGCCACGCCGGTGGCACCCTTGGCGATGGTGCTGATAAGCGGGCTCACGGTACGCAAAGCGGACGCGAACGTGCCGCCGAACGTGCGCGACAACTGGCCCACCATGCTCGCCAAATCGGAGAACATGGGGCCCGCGTCACCCACCGCGTCAAACACCTGGCTGAACCCGTCGCGGACACCGGAACTGAAATCGCGGATTCCACCACCGGACTGCTGCAACACGCGACTCAACCCAGTGATGCCCTCGCCTACGATCTGGCCCGCGTCACCGAACACCGCGCGAGTGGTGTCCTTCAACGAGTACGCGGCGTCGCCAATATCCTTGAAAGCGTTGCGCATCTTGTCCTGCGCGTCCTGCGCACCAGCGCTCCAAGCCTCCAAAGTCTCTTGGAACTTGATGGTGTGAACGGCCTTGTTGGCTTTCTCCAAAGCCTCGGAAAAACCTTGGATACCGTTCTCGGTCTTCGCCAGAGTACCCAACGTGCCCTCAAACACGCCTATCAGGTCGAACACGGACGATTTCAGATAGCCGCCCTGTTCGATGGCCTTTTCCATCGCCTTAGAGACTTGACCGGTACGTTCGGCGGTATCCACCCAGTTCGCCCACTTCTCGGCCACGTCGGAAATGTAGGAGGCCATGCGGGGCAGATACTGGCTGGACTGGTCGCCCAAGCCGAGGAACGCGCGGGCCAGTGACTGCAAGCCCGGGTTCAGTTCGGACACCGCGAGACGAGTGTTCTCGAAGATACGCGGTAGTTGGTCGGCCTCGTTCGACTGGCGCACCACGTCGATAAGCCCGTTGAGCACCTTGCCTTCCTCGACGGCGATACCATTCAAACCCTTGGACAGTGAGGGGGCCACGTCGTTGGCGAGACGGTACAGGTTATCCCCGTACTCGTTCCAAGCGTTGTCGCCCAACTCCTTGTTCAGGTTCGCCAGCGAGGTCTTGGTAACATCGAACTTTTCCTTCAAATCACCGAACACCCGGTAGCCCACGTAGCCTGCGGACGCCAGACCAGCCAACGCGGCGGGAGCGGCCAACGCGGCCTTGCTCATGGACACGAGGCTGACGCCGACACCGCCCGCAGTGCGTCCCAGGTTCAGGAGTCCGGCGCCCAACGCGGTGACGCCGGCACCGAGAATCGACCACTTGGGAACCACCTTGTCGAGCTTGTCGAACAGGTTCACAAGACTGTCGAACTGGTTCTGCACGCCCTTCAAACCGGTCGCACCACTGGTCATGCCGGAGAAAATCTTGCCAAGGTCAGTGCCCTTGAAATTAGCGAAGATGTCGATGGTGCGGGGGCGGGTGAAGTAGGCGAGATGGGCTCGGGCCAACGCGGTCTCCAAGTCCAAATCCATCTTCAGCTCGTCGTTCTTGTCCTCGAATTTCTTCAGCTTCTCCTCGGCGCGATGCATTTGCAGGTCGAGGTCGGCTTCAAGCTCCCAACGACGTTCGGGATTGGCTTTGATCTTGGCGGCGGTCTCACGCATCGACGCGATGATTCGTTCCTGATCGACCTGCCAGTCCACGGGAATGTCGAGGCGCGTATGACGCAGCTTCTCCAACCGGGCTTCGAGCTTGTCGGCGTTGTCCTCCCACACCTTGACGCGGACGTTGACCTCATGCTCCCGGTCGAGTTTGGCGCGCAGCTTCTCCGCGTCATACATCAGTTCCGCGTATTTTTTGTCCCATTGGGTCTTATCCAATGTGGCTTTGGCGGTGATCGGCTTGCGGGATGCGAAGTCGCGCAGCTTCTTCAGCTGGTCGAAGGTATTGTTGAGCTCCTTGCCGAGGTTCTTGTCGATGCCCATGGGCTTGAACTTCTGGAACGCGGCGGAAAGCGCGTTGATCTGGGTCTCCTGCTCGTCGAACAGGCTGGTCAGTTCGCGGGCGGTCTTGCGCTGCTTGTCCATCGTGCGGCGCGAATCGTTCTGTACCGCGTTGAGGCGTTTGACGCTGGTTCCCGTGTCTTCGAACACCTCGGCCAACGCCTTCTGGCCGGCCGTGAGCTTCGACAGCTGCTGGAGCTGCCTGCGGTTCAGCTTCTCGGACTTCTCCTCAAGGTCGAGAATCTTGTTCAGGCCGGAGAACAGCCGGTCGTTCTCACGGTTGAAGTCTTTGAGCCGCGCCTTGCGCATGAGCTCGGCGTCCGAATACTTGGAGATGGCGTCGGTCGCCTTCTCCCACTTCTTGGTGTTGGAGTCGATAAGACGCTGCTGTGCCGCTACCTTGTTGTCGAAATCAGCGGAGAAGAGCTTGTCCTGCGCCTTCTTGTTCTCCGCTATCTCCTTGCCTACCGCCTTCAGGTCGGCTTTCAGGCCCTTGAGCTGTTCGCGCAGCTCGGGGATGCGACTGTTCTTGTACCAGTTCGCGGTGTCGATGTTCCCGGCCTCGCGCAGCTCCTTCATCTTCTTGATGGACCAGTCAAGGGTCTTACTGACATCGGCTTGGCTGCGGGTCAACTGCTCCTGACGTTTGCGCCCGTTCTCGATGGCCTCCGCGTACATGTCGTAGGCGGCGTGCTCGTCCTTGATGAGCATGGTCTGCCTGCGGGATGCGGCCGTGGCCTCCTTGTCGTAGAAGGCGCGTGCCGAACGCATGCGGGAGAGACTGTCCTGAAGACTGTCGGCCACGGATTTCTGCGACTTCTTGACGAACGCCTCCGTCTGGCCGGCGGTCCGCTTGATCTGGTTGGAAAGCCGGTGAATCTTCTCATTGAACGACGTATCGTCCAAGTCGAACCTGCTGGTGACCGGCTTCTTCTCCCACTGCTTCCGCTGGGCCTGCATGGCCTTGTCGATGGCACGCAAGCCGGACGGGTCGCCGTCGATCTTCACCACGTTGGTGAGGGTCTTGCCGTCAAGGTCGCGCATCTGCTCCTTGGCGCGTGCGACGCCCTTCGTGTTCACATCAACGGTGACCTCGGGGTGGCGAGAATGCAGTTCCGCATTGAGAATCTTCCAGAAATTATCGGTGTCCGGGCGAATATCGACGCCGACCGCGCCAGCGGAATACAAGGCCATGAGAAAACCTCCGGGAGGATAAACGAAAACCCCTCGTGGAATGCGAGGGGTTTTCTGCTAGAAACTGTTGCCGCCGAACACGGCACCCAACATGCCCGTGATCTGGGCGAACGACTTGCCCGCCGTGGAGAACGATTTCGGCCCGACCGAATCGGGCTTGACCACGGTGCCGGGCGGATAGACGGGCTGCGGCTTCGACTTCTTGTCGCCCATCATGCGGGCGATCATCACGCGAATCATCTCAAGCTGGTTCGTCATGCTGAGCATCAGCATCTGCGACTGCCCGTAGGTGAGGTAGGAAAGACGCGGCATGCTTTTCGCGTCTTCCCGTGGGAGCGGATGGTGTTCGGCCATCCACGCGCGGTACAGGCTCCCGTCAACGCCCTCCAAACCGTCCAGCAGGTCGCACAGCCATGACGGCTCCATGCGGCCCATACTGGCGGGGAGGTTGATGTTGTAGAAGCGTTGGAAGTCGGCCGAGACCGCTACTCTGCATTCTCCAAGCGCGTCTTGGAGGCGCTTGATTTTCCCAGTGCCACCGAATAGAACGTGGTCAGGGACACCAGCAGCACGTACAGGTTCTCCAAGGTGCGGCCACGGGTGAACTCGTCCCACTGCTTCTCGTCGGCCGCGATTTCGCGGTAGAACATGTCCGCGTACTGCACGATCTCGGCCATGAGGATGACGGCTTCGGACTCGTCGTACTTCGGCTTCTTCTTCGGCTTGTCGGCCTCATCGTCGCCGAATAAGCCCATGTCGCCCAGTTTCCCGTTGCGTTCGGAGATGCGCTGCCATGTCACCGAGAACTCGGCGGACTGGGCCACGTTCAGCTCCTGCGGCTTCGCCATGTCGGGCAGTCCCGCGAACAGCGGCTGTTCCTTGAGCTCGTCCCATGTCTCCGGCATCTTCGCGTTGTCGGTCGTGTTCTTAGTGTTCTCTGCCATCATCGGCTCCTATCCGTGGAAAAGAATGATTCTGAAAAGCCCTATCCGTGGAAAGAGGGGGTTCCTTGCCGCGCGGATAGGAGACGCGGCAAGGAAGAGACGGGTCAGACCGTGAAGTCGGACGGCGCGAAGTAGGCGACGGACGTGAACTTGCCGTTCTTGTCATGCGGAAGCACGCTGGATGTCTTGATGTTCGCCTGAGCGGAGAACTCCACGAACGAATCCGTGGAAAGAGCAGGCAGACTGGAGAACGCGATGTCCGAGTTCGGCAGCAGCAGGCCGGCACGGCCGGTCGTGTTCGTGTCGGACCACAGGATGAACAGGGACTTGTTGATGGGGGTCTTCTCCAAGGAGAAGGCCACGCCGGTGCCGGTCATATCGACCGCGTTGTAGAAGGTCTTGAACGTGCCCTTGTCGCCCTGCACCGAATTGAACGTCACAGTGCCGGTGGTCTGGGCGTACTGGGTGCGGAACGCCGCCTTGAGCCAAGTGCTCAACGTGGTGGCGTCGCCGCCGTCCAACGCGAACTCGGGCAGGTTGTCGTTCGACATGTGGCCGAGGTTCGTCCACATGTCGTCGCCCACGCCCACGGTCGCCGCCTCGACGGTGAACTGCTTGAGCAGTGCGGAGGTAATGATGGTCTCGGCCTTCGCCATGAAGATCGTTCCTCGGACGGCGGTCAACACGCCGTCGTCGTGGATGCCGATTTCGTCAGCCATATCGTTTTCCTTTCAAATATGGAAAACCCCGCAGCCGTGTAGGCGTGCGGGGTCTGATTGTGTGATTGATGGTTTTTCAGATAAGGTCAGCCGCGTGGGGACGCGGCCTGTATGCGTTTCGTGGAAGTCCACGCGACGATGCTTTTGGAACTGGTCATGTCGCCGGAAGACCGGGACTCGAAACCGGGATTGTCCACTATCCGCCCGATCTTCCCATAGTCGGTGCCGGGCCGGTAGGGCCATGCGGATATGCAACGGTGCAGCCATCCGCAGATGCGGGCCACCCGTTCCGGGTCACGGCCCAACACCGTCAAAGACAGCGTGTACTGCCATATCCAAGCCTTCAGATTCCAGTCGGGCTGCTCAGGAGCACCGCAATGGTAGAGAATCACGTCATGGGACAACAGGAGCGAATCCGTGGCGGGCGTGACCTCCGGTTGGATGACCGGCCTGAAATCACGGTTCTTCCATTCGACGGCGTCCAGGTAGGCGCGTGTCATGGCGACCGCATCCAACTGTTCCCTTACGGAAAGGTCGAATATCGTGGGGTCAGACATATTTCGCCTCCGACATGATGAACAATCCCGGCATCCAAGCACTCGGACTTTTGATGCCGTACTTGTGTTCCAGCCACCGATTGAAGTAGCCGAACTCCAAGTGAGAGGCGATCTCGGAACCGTCACGGCCCTTGACGCTCATGATCACGGCGGTATGCGTGCCATGCGCGTGAGTGCTGATGTCGATGCGGTCGGCGACGGACGAGTGCTTCGCCTTCATGTCGGCCAGTCCCTTCGCCTTCGCCTCGACCTTCTCCGCCACGGGACGGGTGGCTTCGGCTCCGAACAGTATCGCCATGTCACGGTTCAGCACCCTTGCGGGCTTCAGCTTCACGTACCCCATGTGCGGCTCCCCTCGGGCGGGACAGGCGGTTTCAACCCGTTGTCCTCGGTCGCATGGCCGATGCACCTCGCGGTGATGTTCCAATGGTAGGCGGCATCCGAGGCGTGACGCATCTCCATAGGCGGGCCGTCAACCTCGTAACAGGCGTTATCGAACCAGAACTGCGTGTTGATGTCCCCATGCCATTCCGGCGCGAGAACGATCGCCAACGCATCCTCACGCAGGCCACCGGTCGTTTGCGGCGTGGTGTCCTGCGCCCAGTTCTTGGAAAACGTGCTGTTCTTATTGATTCGAGGCTCGAACGAGCAGTAACAGTAGGAGGCGTCCCCATCCGGCACCGTGCCGGAACCGTAGACGGTTTCGACCGGTTTCATCGGCTGCACCACGATCATGTCGCGGTGCAGTAGATCGTCCGTTATACGGGGCTCGGTCTCCACGTCATCGAACAGGTGGGTCTCCTCGGGCTGCTCCCCGTCATACAGGTGGCTCATGGTCAGCCCCCGAAACCGGGGTCGAAGCCGAGGCTGATGTGCCCGCCGCCCTGCGAACTGGTGTAGCCGGCGAGTATGGCCTTCTCGTCCTTGGCGACGAACAGTCGGGGACTGGGATTGTAGCCCGGAGCCACCGGCTGGTCGTCGCGCCGCGTGTACGAGTAGTTGCCGTTCGATTCCGCCTTGTACTTGTACTGGCGGGCGAGACGGAGAACCATGTCGCATACCACGCCGGCAAAATCCGATTCGCTCAGCCTCCGCCTGCGCAGCCGCGCGTACACGTTCGGGCATTCGGCCATGCACAGCAACGCGGCCTTACGGCACTGCTGCCTCACCCACGAATCGGGGAAGCCGGTGTCCTTGTCGAACAGTTCCGGCTCCCCGGTCGCGTTGAGCCGCATGTACTTCAACCAGTCGATGTTGTCGATAAGCGTCGTGGACATGCTGGCTCCTTAAGCTCAGCCGTTGAGGACGGTCGCTTTGAACGTGCTGTTGGACTGGACGAGAACCGGCAGCATCGTGCCGTTCACGTAAGCCTCGTAGCCCGGCGTGGCGGACGGGATGTCGAGAATGGCGCCGATCGGGCCGGCATCGTACTGGCGGCTGATGCCGTACACGGTGGACTGCTTGGCTTCGGCGGTCGGGCCGAGGGCCGTGTATCCGAGGCCGGTGTCGTTCAGGCCGGGCAGCAACAGGACGGTGTTCTCCGGGAAGAAGGAGGCGACGCCGCCCGGCAGGATGATCTTCTGCTGGCGGGCGAACTCCTCATACGTCTCATCAACGAGCAGAACGTCGCTGATATTCGCATAGGAGGAAAGAACGCCACGCACCTGGGCTTCGCCGATGAAGGCGGGCAGCATGTCCGACTGGGCCTGACCCGCGTAGAAGTACTTCATCACGGCGGCGTTCTCCATGAGCGTGTTCATGACCTTGCGGGTCGTGACCATGACGCGCGGGCGGGTGCCATCGGCCTTGTACACGAGGTCGCTCCATTTGCGCAGGTCCTTGATCGGGTCGCTTTCCGCGTTGGACCACAGGTTGTTGGTCGTGAGTTTGACGGCGAGCGAGGCGTCTCGCGCATAATCCCAGTTGGCGGTCAGGTCCGACTCGTCGATGCCGAGCTTGGCGTCCACGGCGACGGCGACGTTGGCCTTCTCCGTACGGTAGGCCATTTCGGTGCCGAGTCGAGCAAGAGCCTCACGCAGCTCGTCGGAAGCCTCGGAGGCGGTGGCGGCGACACGTCCGGCTGCGATGTCGTGCTCGCTGATACGGTGGCGCTTGCGCAGCGGCAGCATCTCCGTATAGGACTTCTTGCCGCCACCGGTGGTCTTGTCATACGGGGCTTCGGCATCCCACGTCGAATACTTCATTTCCTCGACCTCGAAGCGCGGCTGGTTCGGAATCCAGCTCACGTTCAGACCGGTCGGGTTCATCACATCCGGCAGAATCTTGCCGAACGGCAGAATCTCGCGCGTGGACTGATATGCGCCAAGCACGATGGCCGACGCTTCAGCGGGCGTGATGATGTCCTTGTTGATAAGGGCCATGATGTTCCTTTCGGGTATAAAAAAACCCGCCACATGGGGCGGGTTTCAGAAAACGAATGATTAAGGTCACTTAGCGGCCATGACACCGGCAGTGCGCAGATTGACGAACAGGGTGTTGACCGCAGTGACGATGGCGGCGGCGTCGGCACTGGTTGCGAGGTTGGCGACGTTCGCGGCCTGCTTGACGCCACCCAGTGCGCTTGCAGTGGCGTTGGGCAGTTTGTAGGCGGTGCCGGCAGCGGACGGGGACAGCACCTTCACATCGCCGCCAGCGGACGGGGACAGCACCTTCACATCGCCGCCAGCGGACTTGTCGTAGTCGAGGATAAGACCCTCGAAAACGGTGCCTTCCGCCAGTGTGACCGGCAGGTTGTTGCGGTCGATGACGGCCATGTAGCGCACGCCGGCGGTCGGATACTGGTTCTCGAAGCTGGAGCGCGTGAACACCACGTGCTGCTGGCTTTCAAGGAAGCCGGCGACCTTGAGCTGGCGGCCATCGGTGGCGGCCGGGTCATACGGGCCGAACAGGCCGGTGCTGGTGACCTTGGCGACCGGAATGCCTGACTTCAGCCAGGCGTTGAAATCATCCGGGTCGATGGAGGCGAAGTACTTCTTCTCCTTCTCCTTGTCGCCGGTGAACAGGCTCAGATCAAGCTGCGCCTCACGAATGCCATCGGTGATGCGGTTGATAAGCCAGGACTGGTCGTCCTGCGGCACCGTATAGCCGGTGGTGTGAACCATTTCCACGGGGTTAGCCATTGGGGTTCTCCTTACTTTTTGTCGTTGTTGATGGACGCGAACTTGCGCCCGTAATCGTATGCGGCAGTCAATCCGCCACTGGCCGTCGAACCTTGAGGATGAGGCGCCGTATGGCTGTATCCCTCCAATACGGAGGCGGGCAGGGGCTGCTGCTGTTCTTCTTTCTTCCCATCGTCGGCAACCGTTTCGGTCTGCGCGGGAAGAATGAACTGGGATGCGTTCTTCGCCCACTCCTCGATGGCTTCGGCGTCCGCATCCTTGGGTGCAAGGGCGGCGAACACCTCATCGGTGAGCTGCGGGTATGCGGCCTGCGCCTTGAGCTTGGCGATCTGGGCCTGAGCCTGCGCGTACTGGTGCTCCACGTCGGCCAACTTGTTTTCCGCTTCGGTGGCGCGCTTCAGGTTCGCATGGCTCTTCTTCTCGTTCTCGCGGCTCATGGCCTGCCACATGGACACCTTGTCGGCAAGGTCGTTGCTGTCGGCCTTCGGCGTGGTGTCGTTCTGTTCGCCCGTTCCGGGCTCACCGTCCACGGTCGTTTCGACGCTGGGGGTGTTCTCGTTGTCAGCCATCAGGGATGGTTCCTTTCAACTTGGTTGCTGTTATGCGGCGAGACGGAGCCTCGCCCTGAGTTGTTGCGCGAACGCAAGGTTTGCCGCCAGCGCCTGTTTCAGGTGCGGCGAAGGTTCGAAATGGTAGGTGTGCTCCTCGTAGCGGAAGTGTTCGGCCTTTCCGGTCGATTCGACCTTCCGGTAGTATTCGGTGAACACGTTGGCTCTCTCCAACATTCGTTGAATCTGCTCTCGGGTCATATCCGCGTCGGGCTGATGCCATTCCACGTCCTTGCGTGGCTTGACTTCCTTGGCGCTCAATACGGGGCCTATCTCGCTGTTGGTGAGCGTCAGCACGCGGGTCTGCTTGAGTTTCGCAGCCGTAGTGCCGCCCGCCTCCTTGTAGATGCGTTTCAGGTCATCGTCGTTGAGTCTCAAACCGGGGTCGTTGTCCTCGGTGATGGGGAGCACGGTGCAATGGCAGTTGCCGTGAATGGGCATAAGGGCCGCTATCGAATACACCCTGTCGGCTGCGACCACGCACAAGCCGCACGTGCCCGTCTTGGACAGTTCCGGGTGAATGACTCGCCGGTATCTCGTAATGCCCGACCCTCGGTAGCGTTCCAATGTGGCTCGCGTTCCGGCGATCATGGAATCGGTGTCGATGATGTCCACAAGACGCTCGTTCGCCTCTTCCAGCCACCTGTCAACGGAACGCTGCGCGTCGGCCTCAAGGTTCTCCCACGCGGACGGGCGCAAGTGAGGCTCCTTGCTGGAAGCGTCCCTGTAGGATTCCACGGGGCGGAGCATCATCTTCCACGGGTCCGTGTTGTCCCTGACCACCTCGAACTCCGGGAGCTGCCCCTGCGCGGTGGCGCCGACGAGTCCGAGCGCGATGTCGGCATAGGCTATGCCAAGTCGGCGCATGCGCTCCACGAACGCCATATACCGTGAGGTCAGGTTTGCCGACGCGCCCTGCGTGACGGCATCGTTCCACCAGTCGGCGGGGGACAGGCTCTGCCACATCTTCCATGCGGCGGTCACGTATTCCTCGACCAGACGGGCGCGTTCGCGCTCGTACCGGCTCATGCGCTGGTTGAGAATCTGGGTGATGTCCGCCATCAGAACGTCTCCACGCCGTCGAGACTGGTGACGCTATCGGAAACCCCGTCGCCGTTCTCGTCTCCGTTCAAACCGTTAACGGCGGACTGGGTGGTTTCATCCCAGCCGGTCGCCGGCTGCACGGCGCCCTGCAATACGGGCTGACCGGCCGATTGGTCGGAGAACGTCAACTGGTCGGATATGCGATTCATGTCATCCTCGGCTATGTCCTGGGCGGTGAAACCGAAGTCATGGGTGAGAACCGTGCGGCGTGCCATCAGACCGGACTGGTATTTCAGCTGGCCGGATTGGGCGAGTTCCAGACTGCTCGTGGACACCATGGGCTTCCACATCAGCTCGAAATCGTCATCGGCGGCGCTTCCCTCACCGTTCAACGTCAACGCCATGCGAATCATACGCCCGATGGCCTCGGACGCGAGGGCGTTCAGGTTCTCGACCTTGAATCGCAGCGTCTCGCGCTTCAACTCGGCACCGTTGGCGGAACCCTGCACGTCAGGGCTGAGAATATCCAACGGAATACCGGCCGTGGCCGCGAGATGCTTGATGTCGGCGTTGATGACGTTCTGCAGGCCGTTCAGATCGGTGGTCTGAGATTCCCATATCTCCACACCGTCCGGCAGGTTCCATAGTGCGGCGGGGCCCATGGCGAACCTTTCGGAAAGGTCGATGGGGTCGCCCTCCTGTTTCAGGCCTTGAATGACCTCGATGTCCTCGGGGCCGTATTCAAGGTTGATGTTGCCCTTGATGGCGCGCTGGCGGAACGCCTGCATCATGGTTATGCACAGGCGGTCGAAAATCTGACGGTCGATACGGCGCAGAGTATCAAGAAAAGGCTCGAATATGCCCATGCCGTCCGGCGTTGGCAGTTTGACCACCGGCAGACTTTCACAGGCTAGAGCGTAATCGTAGGTCTCATCGCCCTGTGCCCACTCCCAAGTGTTGCCCGGCTCCCATGCCTTGCCTTCTATGGCGAGCTGTGCCACGGCCTCGTCATCGTCGGGGTCGGTCACCGTGCGTTCGCTCTCGCGCGTGGCGAGCTTGGAATACACGCGTTTGATATTGCCGGCCTCGTCGCGTTCCATGCCAAACAAGCGAATGTTCTCGACCCCCTCACGGGCGTCATAGCTGTAATGGATGGCCGAATCTTCATCATCAGACATGTAGCAGCACCAAGGGCTCCACGCCTGCACCAGCTTCTTCCCGCGCCCCTTGTTCACAAAGCCGTAGGAGGCGCCGTAATCCGCGGTGTCGGGGAACAGGTGGCAGCGCAGCAGCGTGTCCATCATGCAATCCTGGTACATGGCGTCGGCGGCGGTATCCTTCATCTTCTCGTCGGATATCTTGCGAAAACCGTTCGGACGCTGACGGTCGGTCACGCTTTCGCTGATACGGCGGGCCAGATTCAACGTGCCTATCTCGCGCATGGTGCGGTACACGGGAGCCGCGTTCGGGCTCGTGCTGCCGGGCACACTCGTGGAGTCCACAAGCTCTTTGCCGTCCTTGTACTGTTTCAGAACGGCGAGCATGGGAAGTCTGCGACCCCAAGCCGTGGCAAGCTGGGTGAGGTTCCATGCATCCGTATCCTCGACGGTCGCGTTCCTGATGGCAAGCTGCACGTCGGGCATGGGCTAACCTCCTAGTAGATGCGAATGGGCGCGCGACGCCTCTTCTCCTCGGCTATCTCCAGATAGCGGGCGCGTGCGCGGTATGCGAGAATGCCCGCGACGCAGGCATCGATCTTGTTCGGACTGGCCGGGGACTCCTTGAGAATCTTGTAGCCATACGATTTGTCCACCCGGCGCGGATGCCGGAAATGGTTGATGAGTCGCGGGTCGGCAAGCAACGCGATGCTGTTCAACGCGGGCTTTCTGCCTTCAGGCTCCTCATACGGGTAGCGGAAACCTGTGGCCGCGTTCTCCGTGGCCTGATACATCTCGTTCTTCCAGTTGTTCGTATAGAACTTGACGAGATCGCCGCTCTTGCGTGGTCCGACCTTCAGTTTCTTCCCGTAGTCCTTCTCCCAAGCGCCTATCATCGACTCGAAGAAAGCGGCGTCGGCGAAGAAGCCGACCACGTTGTACTTGTCAAGCATGTCCCTGGCGGCTTGGTCGAAGGCGTCACGGTCAACCCTCCACGTGGCCTTCTCCGGCCCGTCAGGGCATTGCTCCAACTTGATAAGGAACAACATGCCATCGGACACCCTGCAACCAACGAGGGCTGTGGAGTCCTTCGACACGGAACCGTCGAAGCCGAGCGTTATCGGCTCCTTCTTGGTGACGAATTTCTGCCAAGCATTCTCAAGTTTGCGGGAACCCAGATAGCCGGCCATCTCGTCCTTGTACAGGACATGGGATTGAATGTCGGACTCCCTGAGCCAAGCGTTCTGCACGCTGGAAAGATTGTTCAGGAAGTAACGAATCGAATCGGCGGGATCGGTGTCCGGCTGGTAGATCTGGTCAAGCTGGCCATCCAACGTCAGCCACCCGTCCTTGGACGGGCCAAGCTCGCCATCGGTCAGCGAATAACGGCCATCGGCGCTCAGCCCGGTCTTGTTCTCGATCGGCACGTCGGTGCCGTCCTTGAGAATGATATGGTCTTTCCCATCGGGGCTTTTCAAGGATTGGCCGTAGGCAATCTCAAGGGCCTTGGTCATCTTCTTCTCGTCCGAGAAGTCCTCCACGTCCAACGTCGCGTACACATGGTCGAAGTAGATGCCGGCACGATGCTTGATTCGTCCTGCGGCCACATCCCACGCATACTTGTACGACGCTTCAGCGATACTGCCCTCGCCGGGGCGGTACATCGTGGAGGTCTCCATCATGAACGTGCCAGCGGTACCGGCACGCTTGCCGAGGTTTCGGGCCACGGTCTTGTACACGTTCCACAGCTTCGGCTGCACCATAAGATGCGTCTCGTCGGCAAGACCACAGGTGGTCAGCTTTCCATCCTGACTGGAGGCACCCGAAGTGATGGGCATGATGATGCCACCCTCGGGAAGCATGATACGGGTCGTGCCCACATCCATGCCCATGCCCTTCCAATCGGACAAGGGGCCGGAATCGCAGTTGTAGTAGATGGACTCGAACACGTTGCCGGCCTGCTGCTCGGAATTGGCCAAGCACACGACCTCGGGCTGGGTGACGGGCTTGCCCACAGGCTCACCCTCGTGATACTCGTAGGTCTCGCCCATGAACGTGTAGGTCTCGCCCTCACGCGCCCAATGGTCGAAACGACAAGGGCCGAAACCCTCGAACATGCCGACGCCAGCGGCTTTGCCCGACTTGTCACGGCCCTTGGCTCGGGAAAGGAACAGTCGGTTAAACTTGCGCTTGCCGTTCCTCTTCAACGCATAGGCGCCGATCATGAACTGGTACTCGTCCAAATCGAAATGCATGGGCAAGCCGATACCGTCGCCACGTCCGATAAGCGTGAACGTCTCAATCCACCACACCGCCAGATGGCCGAGGGAATGATCGTACTCCCATTGCGTCAGCTGGGGAATGATGTCATGCGCCACCGTTCACCACCCTCAACTGACGGCGGCGACGGTCAACGTCCTCCTTCACGGCCTCGCCACGGGTCTCGGGACGTTCCGTGCCTGTACTCATATCATCAGCCTCGATGGCCTCGATCTTCGCCTTGATACGAGCGGCAGGCGTGATAAGAAACGAGTCCTCGCGCTGGCGAATCTCAGCGGCCATCACCGCAGAAGGCTTCGACATACGCCAGTAATCATCCTTCAGCTTCGCCAAGTCCATCAACGAGAACCAGTCGGCCTCCATACCCATGCGCGGAGCCATAGGCCCCGTCTGCATCGACCTGTACCAGCGTTTCGTCAAGTCAAGCCACTCACGCCCATCAGGACGGGTCGCGGGCAAGTCCAGACCCATAACGGTATCAGGACTTTTCAAAACCACATTCCTACCGGCCTTGCTACGACCGGAATGACCATTGCCAGCCATGCTTCAACCCCATTCCGCCCATTCCGAGCACTCCGGGGCCAAGGCGTTCCGCCTACAGGCACCGGCTATGGACTAGAAGTCGGTTCGCCAAAGTCGCCTGACGCGACTTCTCCAAAGGAACCTTCCACTTAAACGCCGGACCATCAGGCCCGGAAGAATCAACATCGACCCGCTTGCCGCACACCGCACACACGCCACCGCATTCCGCGATGACATCCGCGTCGGTGAACGACTCCACCCGAATATCCGGCTCAATGTCCTCGGCCTCGACCTGCTTGACGAACAAGGGGGTTTCGGGATTAGGGGGATACTTCAGAGGGTCTTTATCCGACAGACGCTTGTACTTGCTGCGATGCCTGCCGGAACAGAAAATCTGGTCAACACGAGACGGCTGGAAATAATGGCCGATAGGGCACAAGCGGGTACGAAACGGGATAATCGGACTACCCGCATACCGGTCACGGTCATAATGATGGCGGCACAAGCCGCGCGCATACACCGCATTCCCGCAGCCGGCCACCATGCACACATAGCCGCTCACTGAAACGCCGGATGCGAATACCATTGCTCTTCCTTCCGGCGTTCACGGTTCATGCGCCGCTGCTCAGCGGACTCCTGCGCGGTTTTCTGCGAATGATGGTACTGGCATAAGGCCCACAGATTCTCGGGCGAATCATCGTCCACGCCGTTCATGGCACGAACCTTATGATCCACCTCGTTCGCGGGCTGGGCGCAGATGCGAGTGAAACCGAACTCGTCGGTCACAGGCCACTGGCACGCGAACCGGTCACGCTCCAGAATCTCATGCCGGATACGCGGCCAATCGGGATTGAACCGCTCCTTACGATGGGAATTTCTCCAACGCACGAAAAACCTCCCAACAGGTAAGGGGGGCGGAACCGATGGGAGCATGGCGAGCGAGCATTCCAACGGGGTTAATCCAAATACAAGGGAGTTGGTCCACGGACGCACCGGTTCCTAGAGGCAATGGCCGGAATCGAACCGGCGACCTGACGCTTACGAGGCGTCCGCTCCACCAAACTGAGCTACAATGCCACGTCTCCCACTAGAGGGAGAGCTATTCAGTTATTGCAGTACGGCGTGGCGTGGAGCCGCCGCCTGCGACTGGCGATGACCGAGAAGCCGTCACCGCCAAGATGCGCCTCTTCTCGAAGGCATTGTGAGTGCCGGAGTGGACTCGAACCACCGACCCTATGACCGTAGCCATACGCTCTAGCCAACTGAGCTACCAGCATCGCATACCCGGTGAGAATCGAACTCACGTCTGCGGTTTTGGAGACCGCCGTTCTACCGACTGAACTACGGGCATGTAGGTCGTAATATTTCGCTCCTGGACGTCCGACCAGCCGTCCCCGCGGAGAGAGTGGGAGTCGAACCCACACGCGCTTGCACGCAAACTGTTTTCTAGACAGTTGCCGCCGCCAATCGGCTGGCCTCTCCAAATCTCGCAACGCATCGCACGAATATAATGCGACGATCTCCGGGCGCTACCCGACGTTCTCTGCGACCAGGACACCCTAGGTATTCAGCCCCAGTCCTAACAACCAGATATTTGGCACTACATTGCGATTGTGGCGGCAGAGAGAATCGAACTCCCATTGCCAAAAGCAGTCGGGTTACAGCCGACGCGCACTCCACGTGCCTACCGCCAGACCCCGATTGTGGCGTGACCCGTAAGTCGTCCACCCCCAGCCCCTACGTAGCAGGCCGGATCGGGAAAACAAAGACCGCTTCATAGAAACGACCTAGGAGACTCCTTCTACGACATGTAGATGAGCTAAGAATTGCGAGGTGGTGGATTGCGTTTTACCACCAACGCCGAGCATGTGATGCACTAATTGTGTACCGCTGTAGCGTTCCTCGTCACACTTCCCCCGCTAAAGGGCGCCGCTAAGCCGTGACGCAGCCTTAACCCGGCATACATGCAATCCGGGTTTATTCAGCCAACCTCATAAAGCATCAAGGGAGCGACCCCCAATGCCTCGCGGACGGTGAGAGATTCGAACTCTCGGAACCCCGATGATACGGCGTTCGGCGGCTTAGCAAGCCGCTGCAATCAGCCAGACTCTGCCAACCATCCAAAGGCCACACCCGCCGGTTCAAGAAAACGGCATCAACATAACGAACCCGGAAGAGACATCGCCGAAGCTATATCTCAAAATTGTTGTGTTGATCTGATTCAAACGGGCGCAACCAAGCAGATAAAAGAAAACCCCGCGACTGCGGGGCCTCGTCTTGTCAGGGACCTGAGCTTCACTCCATTCCCCGACAATCTATCTACACGACAGTTTACTCATAACAAGCGTTGCGGCAAGCGTTGCAGTGAAGAAAATGTGAAAGAACATCACTCATCACAGAAACGAACGGTTTTTCCACAATAGCCCCCAATCGCATCCAGCGTCAGAGCTAGAGTCGCAGCGGCCCCGGGGCTTTCCCGTGGGTACCCTCCCTATGGGGGGTATGTGTGCCAGTGTCGGCGTGTCTGGTTAGTGGTGGTATGCGCGTGTATGCGCGTGTACGCGCGTAGGCGTGTGCGTATGGGCGCGTGCGCATACATGCGTGGGCGTGGGACTGTATGTCAGTGTGAGTGTGAGTGTGGTTGGCTCATGTTTTGTTGATTGTTGCATGGTGCAACTGTTGTATATGCAACCATGTGAGTATGTGGTGGCGGCCTGGACTCTGTGGCGTGGTGGGTTTTTGTAGTGGTTGTGGTTGTTTCGACACGCCGAGGGATGCGAGTGTTTGCAATGGGTTACGTGGTGTCGTGCCATACCTGACTTGCTATACGAACGTATACCGAGTACAGTGTGAATCACGCAAGGCAACAAGCCAAGCGAGACACCGAGGTTCAAGGTGCTAGACATACAGTCCGGCTCTACCGAGGTCGTCAAGAGAGTTTGAGAATTGAATAGTGTTACTGATACCCAGTCAAGGACTGGTGAGGGATAGCGAAGCAAGGCAAAGGCCTTGCGAGTAGTGCGGGGGCCGCTGGAAGAACGCGGCGCGATGGCATCAGAAACTCCGTCTGCGAAACGAGCCAAAGGTATAATTGGGCTCACTGTAGCGAGTAGCGAGGTGAGCCATGAGTCTTAGGGAATTACGGCAGAAACGCGGGTTAACCCAGCGTCAACTAGCTGACAAGTCAGGCGTGCCGCATACGCGAATCGCCGCGACTGAGACCGGGTCAAGGCCTATCGAGAATATGAGTCTTGGCATGGCTATCAAGTTGTGTGACGCGCTCAAGGTCAGTAACCCTCGCAAGCTGTTAGAGGCTGACAAGCCGAAAGAAAGCGACGCTAATTAGGCGTGCGCGTGCCCTAATCAATTCAATTCTTCGCCCGACTGTAGGCATCGTATGCAGTCAGCCTAGCTCACTGGGTTTACCCCATAGTCTAGG